GGTGTATATCGAACTGAATATGATTTAATTCGACGCTATCGTGAGATGGCTCTTCATCCAGAATGTGATAATGCAATTGAAAGTGTTGTAAATGAAGCAATTGTAAGCGATCTTTATGATTCACCTGTAGAAATTGAATTATCAAATTTAAATGCAAGTGATCGTTTAAAAGAAATAATACGCGCAGAATTTAAATACATCAAAGAAATCATGGACTTTGATAAAAAGTGTCATGAAATTTTTAGAAATTGGTATATTGATGGTAGAGTATTTTATCTTAAAGTTATCGACCAAAAAAATCCTGAAGCAGGTATTCAGGAACTGAGATATGTTGATCCAATGAAAATGAAACATGTCCGTCAAGAAAAAAAGACGGAGAATGGTTTGGGAGGATATCGAAATTTAAATTTAAGATCTGGAAATGATGCTGATCAATATAATTTTCCAGAAATTGAGGAATATTTTGTTTATACTCCAATGCCTAATTTTCCAACAGGAACAATTAGTGGGGGATCAAAAAAAGGAGTAAAAATTGCGAAAGATTCCGTCACATATTGCACATCAGGTCTTGTAGATAGAAACAAAGGAACTGTTCTTTCGTATTTACATAAAGCAATTAAAGCACTCAATCAATTAAGAATGATTGAGGATTCTCTGGTTATCTACAGATTGTCCCGTGCTCCAGAGCGTAGAATTTTTTATATTGATGTTGGTAATCTTCCTAAAGTGAAGGCGGAACAGTATCTTAAAGAAGTGATGAGTCGTTATCGTAATAAACTTGTATATGACGCAAATACTGGCGAAGTTCGTGATGATCGTAAGTTTATGAGTATGTTGGAAGATTTTTGGCTTCCAAGAAGAGAAGGTGGTAGAGGAACTGAAATAACCACACTTCCTGGAGGTCAAAACTTAGGAGAACTTTCGGATATTGAGTATTTTCAAAAGAAACTTTATAGAGCACTTGGAGTTCCAGAAACCAGGATTGCTGGTGGAGGAGATGGATTCAATCTTGGGAGATCATCTGAGATTCTTCGTGATGAATTAATGTTTTCAAAATTTGTTGGAAGATTAAGAAAAAGATTTTCTAATTTATTCAATGATATTCTTCGTACACAACTACTTTTAAAAAATATTGTTTCCCCAGCAGATTGGGAACAAATGAGTGATCATATTCAATATGATTTCCTATATGACAATCATTTTGCCGAATTGAAAGAGGCAGAATTATTAACTAACAGATTAACTCTTGCAACAACAGTAGAACCTTATATTGGTAAGTATTATTCTACTGAATATGTTCGTAAAAAAATTCTTCGTCAAACTGATTCTGAAATCATAGAAATTGATCTTCAAATCGAAGATGAAATTGCAAAAGGAATTTTACCAGATCCTAATGCTCCTGTAGATGAAATGGGAAATCCAATTCCGCAGGATCAAGCACAGGGAATTGAGCAGGGTGCTGGAGGAGAAGTTCCAATTGAACCTACAATTGATACTACTCAAGTACAAATTCCAGAACCCAAAGGTGGGAAGATATAAATAATCTTATAAATATAAACTACTTTTCATGGAAGAACTTATCGATTTGATTGCAACTGATGGAGCTCCTTCAGATGTTTCTAGCAAAATTAAAGAATTATTATATGCAAAAGCTGCTGAAAGAGTAGATTCTGCTCGACCAGAAGTTGCTGCATTAATGTTTGGTGATACCGACAATACAGGAGATGAAGAATAATGGCAACAAAGATTATTCAAGATACTGTTATACCTAGAATAACTCCAGCAGTTGGCATTGCTTCAACCAGTGTTGCAATTGCACTCAAAAGTGGATATTTAAGAATTACAATTGGATCAACTGGAAATAGCGCAGGTGGATATGTTTCAATTGGAACAAATCCTGTTGTGAATAGAAATTGTTTTCATGTAGTTCCTTATGGAACAGATATTTTGAAAGAAACTATGAGGCGTCAAGTAATTTCAGGAATTATAACCGGAGCTACTACAAAACTTATATTTGATCAAAATGTAAGTAATCCGTTTGAGTCTACTGATTATATTACAATTATCGGAGCAGCGACAGCAGGAATTAATACAACTCATAATTCAATTCTTTCATTAGATGATTCTTCAGTAACAATCAATTTTAACAGTTCATCTATATCATCTCCAAATATAACTGGAGCGTCAGCATATAGAAGTGTAAAAGTTGCTTGCTTAACTGATGATCCAAGCACATTTTTTAATATTTCAGAAGTAGTTACCCTAGTATCAGAATAAAAATGAAACTAATCACAGAAGAAGTACAACAAGTTAAGTTCATCACTGAAGGTAAAGGTGCTGATAAGAAAATGTTTATTGAAGGCATCTTTCTTCAAGGTGATATTTGCAATCGTAATGGAAGAATGTATCCAATGGAAACTCTTTCCCGTGAAGTAAAAAGATATACAGAATCCTTTATTAATAAAGGTCGTGCTCTTGGAGAACTTGGTCATCCCGATGGTCCTACCGTCAATCTTGATCGTGTTTCTCATAAAATTGTTTCGCTCGAACAAAATGGTACGAACTTTAAAGGTAAAGCATTAGTTCTTGAAACTCCAATGGGTAAGATTGCAAAATCTCTCATCAATGAAGGAGTTTGTCTTGGTGTTTCTTCTCGTGGAGTTGGATCACTTCAAATGACCAATGAAGGTCATAAAGTTGTTGGTCCAGATTTCATGCTTGCAACTGCTGCTGATATTGTTGCTGATCCTTCAGCACCTGATGCTTTTGTTCAAGGAATTATGGAAGGTAAAGAGTGGGTTTGGGAAAGTGGTATTCTTCGTGAAAAACTTGCAGAATCAACTAAGCGTAGAATTAATACACTAGTTGATGAAAGAATCCTAGAAGAGAACAAAGTACAGTTGTTCCAAGAGTTTCTTTCAAATCTATAATTTATAAATAAATATAGATTATATACAAAGATCTAAACAAATGTCCGTTGGTAGAAATTTACAAGAAATGGAAAACGTAGTAACCAAAGGGGCTGCAGCTGCCGAACCAATGCATAACATTGCTCAGAATGCTTCTGGAGTTGCTACTCCAGGACAAACTGGCGCTTGGGAAGATTTAGGTGGTCCAACCCCAGAAAATTATCGTCCAGATGACGATTCCGCAGCACTCAGAACTCCTGGAGCAACTCTTGCTCAGGTAAAAAATGTTGTTAATGCTAAAGCATCTGCTGCTGAACCAATGCATACTCTTGCCAAAGAAGAAGTTGAAGACGAGGAAGAACTTGTCGAAGACGAGGAAGATCTGGAAGAAGGTGAAGAGGAAGTAACCGAAGGATCTCACTACGAAGGTGGTAAGAAAAAAGGTAAGAAAGAAAAAGAAGAGGATGAAGATAAAGAAGAGGACGAAGAGGACGAAGAAGAAATGAAGGAAGAGTTTGACATTGAAGAAGATGTCAATGCTCTCCTTGCAGGTGAGGAGCTTTCTGAGGAATTCCAAGAGAAAGCAAGAACAATTTTTGAAGCTGCTATCCGCTCCAAAGTTGGAGAAATTAAAGAGCAACTTCAAGAAACTTATGAAAATGCTTTAATTGAAGAAGTTGAATTTATTAAGCAAGAACTCACCGAGCGTGTAGATTCTTATCTTGAGTATGTTGCTGATGAGTGGATTCAAGAAAATGCACTCGCAATTGAGCATGGTCTTAAGACCGAAATGACCGAATCATTCCTTCAAGGAATGAAGAATCTTTTTGAAGATCATTATGTAACAATCCCTGAAGATAGATATGATGTAATCGAGAGTATGGTAGATAAACTTGATGAAATGGAAGAAAAACTCAACGAGCAAATCGAAAGAAATGTTGCTCTGAATAGAAGATTAGCAGAGTCGGTTGCTGATGTAATTTTTGCAGATGTCGCTGAGGGTCTAGCACTTTCTCAGAAAGACAAACTCGCTTCTCTTGCCGAAAATGTTGAGTTTGATGGTGAAGAAAACTATCGTGAGAAACTGGTAACTCTGAGGGAATCATATTTCCCAACAAATACTAGTGCTCAAAGAGATACAACTGAGAATTTATCAGAAGAAGTTTTATATGAAGGAACTGAAGCAACATCAGTTTCACCAATCATGGAAGCATATCTTCAAACTCTCAGTAGAGTCGCTAAAAAGTGATTTTTAAATCATAAATCAAACAAAATTTTCCAAAGAGGTAAACCCAAATGCAGATGTACAACACAGAATATCTGCAGGAGAAGTGGGCTCCAATCCTTGATTATCAAGGAATGGATACGATCAAAGATTCACATCGTAGAGCCGTAACCGCTATCCTGCTCGAAAACCAAGAAAGAGAACTTCGTGAAGAGCGTTCATTCCTTTCCGAAGCTTCCCCAACCAACTCTGCCGGTACTGGTGGTTTTGGTGGTAGTGCCGCAAGTAGCACAGGATCACCTGTTGCAGGTTTCGACCCAGTACTGATCTCACTGATCCGTCGTTCGATGCCTAACCTGATCGCTTACGATCTTTGTGGCGTTCAACCAATGAATGGTCCTACTGGACTCATCTTTGCAATGCGTTCTCGTTACACCAACCAGAGCGGAACTGAAGCTTTCTACAACGAAGCAGATTCAGCATTCTCTGGTCAGAACAGCAACCGCAACCTTACAGGCACTGCTAACAACATTGATAATACGGTTGGTTTAGGAACAACCGGTCAACTTGGTTCAAACCCATCAATTCTCGATTCAACGACTGCTAACCAACTTGCATATAATGTTGGTGAAGGAATGTCAACTGGTGCTGCTGAAGCTCTTGGTGACGGTACTGGTGGTGGTAACTATTTCAACGAGATGGCATTCTCGATTGAAAAGCTTACCGTTACTGCAAAGTCACGCGCACTGAAAGCTGAGTACTCGCTTGAACTCGCACAAGACCTAAAAGCAATTCACGGTCTGAATGCAGAAGCCGAGCTTGCTAACATCCTCAGCACTGAGATTCTCGCTGAAATCAACAGAGAAATCATCCGTACCATCTATAAGGTTGCTGTTCCTGGTGCTCAGGTTAACACCGCTACCGCTGGTACTTTTGACCTTGATGTTGACTCCAACGGTCGTTGGTCGGTTGAGAAGTTCAAGGGTCTGATTTTCCAGATCGAGCGTGATGCAAACGCAATCGCACAGCAAACTCGTAGAGGGAAGGGTAACACCATCCTGTGCTCGGCAGACGTTGCTTCAGCACTGACCATGGCTGGTGTTCTGGATTATACCCCTGCACTCAACGCTAATCTGAACGTTGATGACACCGGTAACACCTTCGCTGGTGTTCTTCAAGGTAAGTATCGCGTATACATCGACCCATATTCGGCAAACGTTGCTGCTAACCAGTTCTACGTTGTC